ATAAGCACGATAAATGGAAAATCAATTCAATATATTAATTCAATAAATAATGCTTCATAAATCAAATAAAATTCGTATTTTATGTGGTTTTTAATAAAAACGGGATAGGTCTAGTTCGCTACTAGACTGAAAAGATAGACTCCATCTTCCCGTTTTTTTAAAATTAGGGGTTCGGAGAAATAAAATGGAAGAGATTAATTTAAATTGTGGTGTATATCAGATAAGGAATATTATAACTGGATTTTGTTATGGTGGACAAAGTATACATTTAAAACAAAGACCGAGACAACATTGGAGTTTGCTAAAAAACAATAAACATACAAATTCGCATTTGCAAAATTCTTATAATAAACATGGAAGAGAATGTTTTGTTTTTGAAGTTTTAATTTATTGTGATAAAAAATATTTAACTTATTATGAACAGTTATTTTATAATATAGATAAATCTCATGGGCTATCTTATAATGTTCGTGATTGTGTTGATAGTAATAGAGGAATAAAACTTTCTGAAGAGGCATGTAAAAATATGTCTATATCAGCTAAAAGAAAACCCCCAATAACTGAAGAAACTCGTAATAAAATGAGTAAATCACAAACTGGAAGGCATCATTCTAAAGAAACAATTGAAAAAATGTCTAGATCTGCTATGGGCCATATAATTTCTGAAGAAACACGTAAAAAAATAGGAGAAGCTAATAAAGGAGAAAATAATTATTGGTTTGGAAAACATCATGATGATAAAACATGTCAGAAGTTGTCAAATGCCAACATAGGAAGAAAAAAAGGTGATAATCCATCTAGTAAACATGTCGGAATTTGCCTTCGAAAAAGTACCAATAGATGGTCTGCAAGAATAAACATTAATAGGAAAAGAGTTTTCCTTGGTTATTTCTCTACAGAAGAGAAAGCCATAGAGGCATACGAAAATAAATTAAAAGAAATAGGAGGTTTCCATAATGATAGTGAACTTTGACGCGTTTGGAATTGCGGAAACACCTACTTTTATCGTCTGCAACCCTGACAAATCAGAACTTTATGCAATGGGCAGTGCATTCGACAAAAAATATTCTCCTCGTTATAATGCCCTCAGTGAAATATCTTTTACCGCACCTTCTAAAATTTTCGTAAATCCAATCACGAAAAATGTAGAAGGTTTTCAAGCTTCTGCTTTTCAAAATACGGCTTTTCAAGTAGAAGATGTTGATACTTCTCTTGTGGAATATTACGATTATCTCGCACCCAAGCGCCTTGTGCTTTTACCTGACATAGGTTATTTTATGATTACCGAGGTCGAGGAAATAAATGATGGGATAACTAATCTAAAGACAGTGGTTGCAAAATCTTTGGAGGTACAGTTAACTTTCAAGAAGATTTCAAATTTCTCTGGTACGTATCAGTTTTATAATTCTGTAAGTCCGAGCGGTACTTTACTTGCCACAATCTTGACCTATATTCCTGGCTGGACAATTGGAATAATTGATGCTGAATTACAGACTTTATGGAGAACATTTGATATCTCGGACAGCACTATATATTCTTTTCTTATTAATGACGTTGAAGAAGCTTTCCAGGCAGTTTTCGATTTCGATTACAATCTTCAGACCATCAACGCTTATACGGTAGAGGGTGCCACGAGTAGTACAGACATTTTCATGAGTTTTGATAATCTCTTAGAAGAAGTTAATATCTCTGAAATTTCTGACGAATTAGTAACCGCTCTTAATGTTTATGGTTCGGGCGACCTTTCGATCAACCAAGTGAACCCTTTGGGCGGTGATTCTATATACGATTTCTCTTATTTTAAAAGTACCTCATGGATGCCACAAGAATTATTAACAGATATTGAAAATTGGGAAATAGTTGTTGAATCTTATCAAGCAGGATATGCAGATTTATTAACAGAACTACTTGATTATAATGAAACTCTTATTTCCCAGCAAGCAGATTTAGTTGATTTACAAGGAGAATTAGCTGCATTAGAAGCAGTAAAAAGTGCAAAGATTCAACAAGGATTAAGCCTAACCACAATTAATATTTCTATCGCTGCTAAAGAAGCAGAAATAACTGCACAATCAGAATTAATTACTACAACTAGTGGGTCAATAACTACAACTGGAAGTTCTCTTGCTGCAATTAATACACTTTGTAGTTTTGATAATAATTTTAGTGGTAGTCAATTAACAGAATTATCTAATTTTATTTACGGTAGTACATATCAAAATGATAATTTTATTCAAACAGATTTAATGACTAATGCAGAAATTCAAGCAGAAGCACAAGAATTATATGATCAAGCATTAGATGTTTTAGCGAAAGTTTCCCAACCTCGTTACGAGTTTAAAGTTGATGCCGTAAATTTTACTATGCTTTCAGAATTCCAGACCTTCATAACACAATTATCTTTAGGGGCTATCATTACATTAGAATTAAATACAGGCACATATATTTATCCTGTATTATTAGGAATGGATATTAATTATGAAGATCCATCTGATTTTTCATTAATATTTAGCAATCGTTTAAGATTAGACGATAGTTCATTTCAGTTTTCAGATTTATTTGAACAAACAGTTAGTTCTTCTTTAAATACATCATTTAATTCAGAACAATGGGGTAGTTGGAATACCAATTATAAAGATGATGTCAGTACTTTTATTGATTCCGCATTGGATACTGCAACTAATAATGTAGTTAGTGGAAGTTCTCAAAATGTAATATGGGATTCCAATGGGATTCGCATTAGACAAATGCTTGACAGTGGAACTTATGATCCTAAACAAATATGGATGAATAATGGTATTATTGCTTTTACTAAAGATAATTGGGATAGTTCGAGTTTAGCTCTAGGTCAAATTTCCACTGTAACTGGTTCTGCTTACGGACTCGTTGCTGAAATTGTTGTTGGAACATTACTTGCAGGAAACGATCTTCTCATTACCAACGAAAATAATACATTTGAAGTGGATGGTTCTGGTGCAACTTTAACTGATGCTATTTTAACCCTAACAACAACGGGCGGAAATACAAAGATATTATTAGATCCAACAAATGGTATAAAAATTCAGAAAAAATCGGGTGCATCTTGGTCTGATCAATTTTATGTTGACAGTTCTGGAAACGTAATTTTTAAAGGCGGGCTAAGTGGTGCAACTGGAACATTTTCTGGTGCATTAGTTGCTGCAACTGGTACTTTTAGTGGAGAACTTGTCGCCGCAACAGGCACTTTTAGTGGCAATATTAGTGGTGCAAGCGGAACTTTTACTGGCAATATTTATGCAAATAAATTATATGGTTTGGTTGATTATAGTCAATTAACTAATATTCCTCCATCTATGATTTTACCTGGAACAATGAATAGTGTTAATATGAATGGTTTAGGTGGGACTATTACAATATCAAAAACTGGATCTTTAGAAATACAGGCAGGCGGTGGATTTTTTGGAGATGGTGCCACAGGTCAGAGAGGGCTTGTTTTTGGACCAGGCTTAACATCATTAGTAAATGAAACCAGAGTAAAAATTTCAACACCATTATTCACATGGGGAAATGATATAGTTGCAACTCGAACTTGGGTAGAAAGTTATGGTGGTGTTGGAACTAGCGGAGTATGGGTTCTTTCCGATCACCCTTCTGGAGAAGTAAGCGGTATAGAAATTGAAAATTCAACATCTGCTTCCAGTTTTGGATTAATATATAAGATGGATTCTGGGGGAGGGCTTGTCCTTGCAAGCAATACATCAATAGCAGGGGCGAGTGGTTTTGTTATGTATGCACTAAATAGCAAATGGTTAGTTCAAGGTCTTGCAACTTTTAATTCATGGAATTGGGTTGCCGGTGGTCTTATATATCTTGGCACTGGTGGCAATATGACACAATCTGTACCATCTGGTACTGATGTAGTTGCACAAATATTAGGTGTTGCTATAGATTCTACTAGAATGTTTTTCAATCCTAGTTTGGTACAAGTGGAGATGTTATAATGGACATTATATGGACGCAACAACAAATTGAAACATTCGGAGAACATGCAAATGGTGGTGATTATGAGGCATATTATATAAATTTTGCTATTAGCCATGATGGACTTTCAATAATAATTGGCGATTTAATATATGGGTGCATAATCAGTAGAGATGGGGGTGCTACTTGGGTTTTAGCTCCTATACCCGAAGAAATATCTGCTATTTATCCTGAATCCGTTTTGGCTGCAAATGGTGGTTTTATTGCCATGGTTGGATCTGAAGCTCTTTTTTACGTGTATAATTGGGATACTTCCTCATGGGACAGTTATTCTATCGCTGGTGTAACTAGAAGTTCTTGGTATTCTGCTTGTAGTTTAGATGGTCAATATATAGCAATAGGATACGGAGGAGAGGTATCTGGTTTATCATACATAAATAGGGGTGTATATCAGTCAGATGATTATGGGCAAACTTGGGTTAGGACACTTTTAACTGATAATGATATAATATATGCAATAGGTATGAGCGAAGACGGGGCCACAATACTTGCTAGTGTTTATATAGCAAGCGATCCTAGCACAAACATTTATGCATCTTATAATTATGGAGATAGTTTTTCAATTGTTTGGTCCGAAATATCGCCTACAGAAGGGAACATATATTCTTTAGATGTAGATAGTAGTGGTCTTAATATGGTTGCGTTTTTTGGTGTTCCTAATAACTGCCTTGTTTCATCTGATGGTGGTACAAGTTGGGCAAGAAAAGCCATAGGTTCTTTTTTATATGATGATTATTTAGAAGGTTCTATCAGTAGAGATGGTACCCGTTTAATTTTTGCTCATTATACTTATGGAGTATGGGTTTCTTCTGATTTTGGTGATACATGGACTGAGGTTTTTCCAGCATACCCTGCCGGTAGAATAAGTGGATGGAAAGGAGCACAATTTGATGGAGCAAGTAATACCAATATTGCATTTGTAAATATAAATACTTTCGGTGGAGCTGGCGAAACAAGTGTGATCTCACCTATATGTATGTCATATGATTTTGGGGTAACGTGGGATTATGTTCCCCCTTATGCGGGATGGCAAACAATGGCAGAATGGAGTGTTGCTACTGATGCTACAGGTGATATTCTTTTAGCCGCAAGTGGTGGCGGAGCAGTAAATCCATATATGTCGCATGATAGTGGTGCCACATGGGTTGCTTGCAATACTATATCTGGTTCTAGTGGAGAGAATATTAATTATGCAAGTGCATCAATAAGCACAGATGGAAACTATATGCTTCTTCTTCATTATCTTTCAAGATTGTTTACATCAAGTAATAGTGGTGCATCTTGGAATGAGGCTTCTTTACCAGGAATAGACCCAGTTACAGCTCCTATTGAAAATGGTATATTTTCAGCCATGAGTTCAGATGGAAAATATATGGTGGCTTGTTTCCGATATTATTCAGGAGGTTTTGTATATCTTTATTTTATATCTAAAAATTATGGAGTTGATTGGCAAACAATGACAACTCCTGTTAATTTTACTATGTTTGCTATCGATGAAACAGGTGCTCTAATGGTTGGTGCAACTACTACAGCAGTATATACTTCCACAGATTATGGTGATAGTTTTATAAATGTAACTGCCGATATATTAGCTCAAACAGGAGTCACTATTCATCCGTCTTTTTTAGAAATTAGTTCAGAGGAAACTGAAGATGGATCTTGCATATATATAGCTGATAGTTCTGTTGGTCTTGTATATTCCACGACAGGAGGAACTGTTTGGATAAAATTAGATCCTTCTCAATATGCTATTATTGGAAGTAATTTTGGAGATATTACATCTTCTTATAATGGAGCAAGTCTTTTTTTCACAAACAAAGGTTCTACAACAGGAGAAGTATTTATTTCAACCGATTATGCTATTGGTTGGGTTTCATCAATAGGTCTTACTAATAATTCAAATAATATATTCCTTAAAATAGATTCAAATGAGTCTGGAGTTAAATTAATAGGTTCTACATATCAATATGTTTATTATGGATTATATTCTAAAGGAAGAATAAAATCAATTGCGGGAATTTTATTGGAAAATATTGCAAAAGTAGGCGGAATTTCTATAGATGATCTTAAAAAAATATCAGGCGAAGAGAACTAAAAGATAAATAAAATTAAAAATGGAGATACAAAATGTATAAAATAGAAAATGAATCATTAAAAGATTTAGAGCAAGCATTTGAACTATTAGATCAAATAGAAACTAAAGGAATACAAAATCATTCCATAATAACAAATATAGCTTCTCTTTTGCAAAAATTTCGTGGAGAAATGAAAGAATTTAATGAAACAGAAAATAAGGTAAAAGCAAGTAATTTACCAATCCCTAAAGAAAAGGAGAAAGAATAAATGACTAATTTCGCATCATTAACAGTGAATGATCTTGATCAATTTTCTTTTATTGGGGGCACCGAACAGTCATTAAGTTTTACTGTTGTTGATTCTGCTGGTTCATCTGTTGATTTAAGAACTGCTACTTGTACGGTTGTATTCAGCCCTTATGGACAAAACAATTATGCAGCAATGACTATCACTGGAAGTGTTGTGGATGCAACGCCAAACACTTTTACTGCCACATTAACAGGTTCAAGTACTGAAACATTAAGTGGAAAATATACTATGCAGCCTTGTATAGTAGATGTATCTGGAAAAGAATATAGACCATCACAAGGTATTGTTTTAATTACGGGCAGAAATGCTACAGTGTAATTATATTAATTATAAATTTTTAGGAGGTTATTATGTCCGTTTGCTATATTGCTGGTAATAAAATTCTTGATTACCATTTTGGTCTTGTTGATGTCGCCCCACCTGATCCTTATTATGTTGGATTATCAACAACAGCCATACTTATTGATGGAAGTGGAGAAACAGAACCATCTGGTGGAGCATACGCTAGAGTAGAGATTGATAATGATAAAACTACTTTTACGGCAGCGGCTTCTGGTTCATTGGTAAATGATATTGATATAGAATTTGCAGAAAGTACTGATGCTTGGGGCACTATTACTCATGTGTTTCTTGCCGATGCTCTTTCTGGCGG